TTGTTTCAATATCTCTTATATCATATGATAAACGACACGATATTTGAAATCTTGGTGTATGTATGCGACCAAAGTAGTTTCTATCGACGGCAAAGTGATAGATTGGCTAAAGTGGTTGATAATTGTTATCCAAATGCTCTTGTGCCATATTTTTCTGTGGAGGATCGAGACAGACTACAACAAAAACTTTTACAAGGATCACTCTATCCAGTCAAGTATAATGAACTTATTGGAGCTATAGAAATACATGCTGTATGTACTCAGATTCGAGCAGATTGGTATTTCACTAAATCTAAGCATGTTTGTTTTAGCAACCGCAAGAAAATTGAATGGAGAGATAAATTGCTTGAAATGGGGACATCCCCAAACCAATCATCCGTGGATATCTTTCTTACATTTCGTAATGTCTTACATAAAGCAATCAAGGCTAATCGTCAATTACGAAAACGCTTTATAGATTTTGAAGCATTTGATCGTTGCGGACCACATATTGATTGGCATGCCCTCTGCAATCGTGCCGATGTTTAGATCAAGTTAACTTAACTTAACTTATATCAAATAATTGACTTGATATAATTCTCCATTAACCCCCAGTCAGGATCACCCTCTATCGTCACTGGTAACTTGATCTTTGACTGCCGCATCCTACCAAGATGCCATTTTCTGCCATAACTAAACTTAAACCGCTCCATCTTAATAATGGTAATTAGAAACATCGCTCGGTAGACATTCAAGTCGAATTTAGGTATTAGAACATTGACAGAATCAAGAGCAAAGAACGGGTCTATTTGGTAGAACGCCTCACCTACGCTTCCGTCATAATTAACGGTGATAGCATTTCCTTGATAATCTGGTTCAATATCAAGATAGTTGCTAATTCCATTATTTGCGTCTGTAGCACTGACAAAGGCGGTTGAGCCTAGAATACTGTCTTTTTTCACTATCCGTCGACCTTTTTTTAGTTGAAATAATTCTGCTAATGAGAATGGAGACCATTTATTGCTATCTAAGATAATATTTGATTTGCCTGCATCGATGCCTTTCACCACACCTAAGTCGCCACGTAACACTCGATGGGATAAGTAGCTCAATGTGTTAGCCCTGAAATCGTTTGCTGATATCTTATTATAATCTGTTTCTACATAGGCTTCTGCACACCATTCGTCTTCCGATGATACCTTGTGTTTTACGCCTATCCCTGGTAACTCTTTTTGGTTGAGGAACATATCGACCCATTGACACTTAATTTGAGCCCATTGGTTATAATAATCTACCCTTCCTTCCTTCTTTATTTTAATATGTCCATCGTCTTTCCAATAACCAAACCATGTCTCTATCTTGCTGTTATGCGGTATATGGGCCTTAAAAACTAAAATGCATGGTACAACTCCCGTGGGATAAAACAGATCATCGGGCATCGACATCGCCGCCACAAGCGTATGATTTTTCAATAGGCGGGATTTTTCTACGCTACCCCCAACAGCGCAACTCATAGGCAGAATTGCGAATCCTAGTGAGCCCTCTGTTAGACAATTCATCATATGTTCAACAAAATCAAATTCTTTGAGATTTTGCCCCTTCTGAGAATAAGGAGGATTGAGAAATCCTACATTACATCTATGCGATTTAACATCCTCAGTTAGATTAAAGCAGCTTCCAAGATAAAAGTTGTCGGGATTGCATTTTCTCAACATCATATTGATGCAAGACAATGTAAACATGTTGGCTTGTTGTTCGACCCCAATAAGATTGTTACGTTGAAACTCAGCCAGCCCAGCTTCATCATTACCAAATTTCATTTTTAGATTAGACAAACTTGCTACAAGAAACCCACCAGTCCCCATACAACAATCAAGCACCCTGGAGTTTTCGTGTAAGTTCGCCATCTCAGCAAACAAATCACAAATATGCGGCGGCGTCATTACAATCCCAAGACCCTTCCCATCGCCACCTGAGTAACGAACAAATTCTCGATAGAATTCCGTTAACATATCGAGGTGGGTAACATCTTTATCTACTTCGGGGTGAACATTTCTCTCTAATGAATCAATCAAGTCCATCAACACGTTACTCTTGACGTTTGCGAACGTTGGATGCACTTTTATAAAGCCAACGCTATGTAAGATGTACTGCCTTTTCTGCTCGTCATCTATCCATATGTTAAGAACTTGCCTGATGTGATTGACCGTCATATCGGCAAGTTCTACCGGCCTACCTTTGTATTCTCTATAAGTTTTTCTGAACGCTGGATCGGTTAAGGCTGTGAGTATTGCTCCAACAAAAACGGGTTTTTGTTCTTCTAATAACTTCGCATAATCTCGTAAGTCGTTATGATATTGTCTTGAAAATCCTCTCAAATTACCTCGTACTTGGTTAATGATTTCGACATCTCTATTTATCACAGAGAGGTAATCTTGAGAACTTAAAAATTTGTCTGCAACTAATCCTGGTTTGGATTCGCCCTTTCTCCAAAGATATGATGATACTGTGAATTCAGATTCGTCCCCGCCACTACAGCCAACAGCGATTATGTCGAAGTGATCTATTAACTTAGAAGCATAATGCAACACTCCATCTACAGCAAAATCGGCTGGGTGATCTAAATCTTTGCTAATGTGTTTTTTGGGATCAAGTTTATCTTCAACAATAAGTACCGTATGTGATTTCTTGTGAACCCCTATGAATTCCGGTTTTCCACGTCCATTGTTACCCTGCTTGCTAGCATGTTTCAATAGTTCTTGAATTATTGAATCTTCCGTTTCTTCTTCGTAGATATTCCAGTCGGAGTCCTTATAGAATCCAGCCTCTTCTAGCTTTTTCCTAGTAATTACATCCGTTTTGCTTCTTTCGCTCATACTTACACTTTCCTCAATAGAATCAGCCTATAACTTATATCGGCCATTGCAAACAATTACTTGACAACGTAAGATAATTTTGTGAGAAGGTGCGAAGTTGTATGTTATCAAGTCAATTTTCAGAGAAAGGGCAAAATTTTATGCAAGAATGTTAAAGTATTTGTACTCTATTACCGATAGAGATAATAGAAAGTAAAATACTATGTACCTAGAGCCACCACCAGAGAACCCATTTTCGACCACTCTTGTTAAGGTCGTTTATGATTGTTGTGGCGGTGAGCGGACGCTGAAATGGTCTGATGCAAATAAGAATTACATGAAAAACAAAGGTAAGCATATCTGCCGCCCATGTTGGTTAAAATCCGATGACAACCCAGCAAGAAGACCAACGGTACAAGAGAAGATTAAAAAAACCAACCTTGAAAAATACGGCGTCAGTTGCGCCATGAATACCGCCGAAAATACCGCAAATAGAGTAGACCAAATGTTTGGAACCAAGGAGCGAACCGAGAAGGTCGTCGAAGCTCGGCGAAAGACGTTCCAAGAAAATTATGGAGTGGATCACCCAATGAAAGATGAAGGTGTTAAACAGAAACAGCAACAAACACTCATGGGAAATTATGGCGTGACGGTGCCGCTCAAATCAGAAGAGATCAAAGCCAAGATGATGGCGAGTATCAAAGCCCTGTACGGCTGCGGCAATGTAATGGGCAATCCCGATGTGGTTAAAAAGATGCAAGATACGACCGAGGAACGGTTTGGAGTGCGACATTACAACGAGTTACCGGAGATGAAAGAGTATCTTCGTGAGCATTGCAAAGAGTGGCTTGCTGAGAGTTATGCTAACCCGTGGGCAAAGGGGATGCCAAAGAGTGAGGAAACAAGGAAGAAAGCCAGCGATACTGTGTCGTCAAAGATTCTAGCTGGCACCTGGAATGGCGGTTTTAAGTCCAATGTTAGAGGCCGGTATATAACGCAACGATGCAGAAAAGAAAATCCACGGTTTCTGTCTGGACTTGAACTTATTATGCATTTCATTTTCGACCACGATGATAATGTTGAGTGGTATGATTACGAAGCTTTAGTGATTCCTTATAAGAAAACGGATGGTACTAATCATAATTACCATCCTGACTTTCTTGTAAAGTACAAGGGCGATAATCGACAGCATATCTTTGAGACCAAATTTTGGAAGAACAAGGATAACTTAGATGTACAAACCAAGCAGCAAGCGGCACAAGACTACGCAGCCGTTCATAACATGACTTATACGCTACTATTTGATGAAGATGTAGCTGTATTTGGTGTAAAGCTCGAAGATGTGGTTGGGTCACCAGCCGTTACGCTCTACAAATAACTGATTACTAACCAAAGTAAAAAGCTCGCTTATCATTTGATAAGCGAGCTTTTTTTTATGTTAACATTCTATGCTGCTAACTTGTTATCCGTCAGACCACGAAATTCGCAATAGTCATGCGGGCATAGAATTTAGCACCCTCTCGTAACAATTTTTTTCCGTATCTTGTAAGAATACCCTTACGTGGGCAGAAGCTCTCTGGGTCAAGAACCACAGGCGTCTGGGTCAACGGTACATATGGACAGTAGAAGTACCCCGAGTCCATGTATGAGTCCCCACGGTAACCAAGCAAAATCTGATTTGTTGGGAACAACGGGTCTTTGTACATTCTCCATCGGGCTGCGACTGTTCCAACATACTGGATACCAATGCTGCTTGTGAAGTTCTCAGAAGGCTGAGGAGCAAAACCAGCAGTAGCGGTCTCAAAGATAGATGCAACTTCTGGGGAAGTTACGATCCAGTTTGCACCACCACGGAGGGTCTTACGATGCACAACGTTCGAGATTTCAACGATCTTAACATAGAGGCTTTCATACTTCTCTTTGATGGTATCACCAAGGGCAGTATTGAAGTCCCATGCGGCAACTGTACCAGCGTTCAAACGCAGGTCTGTTAGCACTTCACGGTCGATCTCAAGGTTGATTTCCTGAGCAAGAACGGCAGTCAATTCAGCCTCGGCGTCGAGGTTGTGCTGGCTACGGAGGTCTTGCTGAGCCTCATAGCTCCAAGCGGCCTTCAACTTACGAGTCTTCGCTACGATTTCCTCGGACTCGACCACCAAGTTAACCTCTGGGAGGTCTTGCTGGCATTCAAGGTTATACTCGTAGTTCATAGTTACGTAGTTGTTGGCTACGGCTGAACCGGCCCAAGTCAAGGTCAAAACACCGGCTACTGGGTCAAGCGTACCAGCGGTCACATAGGAAGCTGGCTGAGCACCAATGCTGGTGATGTTCAGCAATGCCCACAACGCACCGGTTGCATTGGCCTGTGGGATGTTGAATGTCTGTCCGTCACCATTAAGGGCGGTTCCGATGGTACCGGTTACTGTACCTGCGATCACTGGAGTCTTCTCCAATGTGTAGGTCAGAGTTGTACCACCACCGGCGTTGGTCTGAACTTCGTTCTGCACGAACTGGTGCGTGAAGAAGATGTTCAAGTTGGCATCACCGGACATCAACTGCTGCAACGATGTTGCATCGTCAGTTGGGAATCCACCGAGGACTCCACCACGCATGTTGCCCTTGTTGGAGGCATAACGGAATCGTAGGTAGTAAACCAAACCGGCTGGGCCGAGTAGTGGCTGAACGCTTACGATCTTGTTTGCGATCAACTGGGGGAAAATACGACGTACGAGTGGGATAGAGATTCGCTTGAACAGGGCGATATCGCTGGTATCCGTAGCAACTTCATTCATAAGTCGCTGGTTTTCCAGCATAACGGCGGTCGTGGCACGAACGCCACGATCACTGATACCGTCCAGTAGCTTTGTCTCTGCCCACAGTTTCTCTAGTTCTTTTGCTTCATTCAGCAAACGTGAGTTAAAATACATATAAATCTCTCCTAATTTGTGAGCTTAGTTGTTTTCTGCTAGACCGGCCAAAACTTGCCATTGCTCTGTAATGGTTTTTGGCTTGTCACTGTTATTGCCACTGGTCAGGTTACTATCTACAACCTCGCCGAGGATAACTTCTCGCTTCGGTTCATTGGCTGTAAAACCACGACCCTGTACATTACCTGCTACTTCTAGTCTTTCATTTCTCTCCACGAGGATGTTCTTCTCGATCAATTCCTTGGTCTCTCGAAGATACTCATGGACTCTGCTATTCTCTGTCATAAGACGCATGTTCTTGGCCTCAAGCTGACGCTTCGTAACGGCCAGATGCTCGACTTGCTGCTCTAGTTCGGCAACCTTGGAGCCTGTGTTCAACATGATGTCTTCGTCGGATAGGTAATCCTTAGCAACATCAAGAACACGCTCAAAAGCTACACGGTGCTCAGCCATGCACGGGTCGTTAAGAACTTCACGTCGGGCCAACTCGTAATACTCGTCGCCCATCTCTCCGAGGAACTCGTCGCATTTCTCAACGATGTACTCTCGAATCGCTTCGGTCCTCTTGTTGAATTCCTCGTATAGGACGGTTTCCAGTTCTTCGTTCTTGGCCCGCTCGACCAAGATCATCTGGTAAGCCTTCTCATACTCTTCCACCAACGTGGCTTGGAATTCCTCTTCCTGCCTTGTGAGCCGTGCTCGCAAGTCAGCGATGATATCGTAAGCTTGCTTATAGCCAAGCTCTGCGGTCTGCCAGTCCTTCTCACGCTCTTCAGCGATAATACGATAGCCCTCGTCCAACTTATCGTTGTACTCTGCTACGACCTGAGCCTTAACACTAGCTACCGCTTCATCGAGAAGAGAAGCAACTGCGGCGGCGACCTTATCCCTGTCAGTTCCTGTGGGGAGGAGACCAGCGAGGGCTTCAAGTACCTTGTCTTGTGTAATAAATGCCATCAGAAAACCTCTCTTGTTGTTTTAGATTTCTTCTTTGATCTTATCAATATGATGCCGAATTAGTTGCCCAATGTAGGCGACGAAGGCTTCATTGTTAACGGTATTTATCCCTGTGCCTTCATTTTTACCCGATGAATTAACAATATCCATCGGGGCTTCCGGCATGACCGAGAACGGATTGATTGACTCCCTACGCTGGGAGCCCGTTACTATTTTCTGGTATGCGGAAAACGTGCTAGGATCAGCTACGGCATCAAAAGTAATTAACTTGTAGCTTTCTCCAATTACTAACACGCCATCTTGCGGACGTACTTTTCCATTGCCTACACCACGGCTACTAATTCCAACCCTGACCCCCGACTGGATAAGACTCTCAAGGATTCTTCCATGCGGAGTTGGTAGGATTTCACCTTCACCCATCAAGACGTTGCCTTCCCACCACAGTTGTGTGATGATATGGCTAGCCTTTTCAAAGTGAATGATGCTATCAGTGGGGTGATCCAATTCACCTACTAGACCACGGGCGTTGATCGTCTCTATGAGCCGATCAACGTTGCTCCGTAGAACATCGTAAGGATATTCACGCTTGTTCTTGTTTGGGTTGTTCGCTTCTTGGAACTTCCCACGGAACTTCGTTGGGCCACCAGTGGTGCCCTCAACGATAAACAACTGGGCAGTCCCGATGGCGTCCAAAAATAGGACGCCATCGTTAAAGCCTTGTTCACTTAACATTTGCTCAAAGCTCATGTGGACTCCCTTGTAAGTTAGCTAATCTTCTGATCGAGATCGGAGGTTTGCTTGATACCCACTCGGCTATCAACATTATCCACTCGGTTGTCACTATTGACGTAGTTTCTGTGCGGCTTCAGAATGTTCGGGTTATCAAGACCCGGCCATGTCTTATTACCGTCTTGCCACTGGGCTAGACCATCATCGGCGTTCTTATCAACACCGGTGTCGTGAGGCATGGTCCAATGACCGGCCTTCAAGACGTATGGGTTATCCAAAGCTGGATAGGTGTCTTCGCCACCAATGTTGCCCCACTGCTTGTTACGCATGGACTTGGCGTCTTCACCGCTCCACTTCTCTCCGTCGCTGACGGTGAGAGGATCAGGATACTTACCCATGTGGTCCTTTACCGAGAGGGAAAGCTTAGCCTTCTTCTCCATGTCTGGGTGTTCGCCGTGACGTGTTAGGTATGGCTTCTCTACAATGTCCCAAGCCTGCATGTCCAATGCCCCCTCGATCAACATTGCCAAGAAAGCGGCTGCGTGCTCGACGATTTCCAGGTCAGGCTTACGCTCGCCATTCAACACACTATCAAGCAATGCTAGGTAGTTGTTGGCTTCTTGTCGTAGCTCGTCATAACCACAAGCCAAAGCCTCACGACGGACTTCCATGAAAGCCTCTCGCAAGTCCTCAAATGCCTGAATTTCAACTTCCATCTGCTCGTCAATCGTTGGGAAGAACCCATTGACTGCATTACGGAACACTTCGTAAGCGTCCTCATTGGTAGTTGGCCTTGCGGCACCGGCCAAAGATGCAATACGGCTTACACGATCTGGATACGTGCTGAAAGCAACTCGGAGGATGCCTTCGGCGATGAAATCGCAAATCTGATCGTCATAGTTGGTGGCTCCAATGTTCGCCAAGGCTTCCGAAACGCTCTGGGCTAGCTCATCATGTGTGAGATACAGAACCGTTGGGAACTGAGCGACTAGACTTGTCAGAGCCTCTTGTAGCTCGTCATGATCCGAGATGTTATTCAATCTCTTGATCTTGGCGACCAACTTCTGGAAGGACTCTTCAAGACGAAGCTTGACGGCCTTCTCTCGCATAACCTTAACGTCCGTCTTGAGGGTGTCGTATCGGAGAGCAAGCAACTTACCCTCGTTACGCAACTTCATTGTCGGAAGGCTTGCGGCGACGATGTTACCAGAATCATCCCTAGCAACCTTCATCTCAGAAAGAACTGGTGTAGATGTAACGAAATCAACGTACTCAAGCACGTTGTTAGCAACACGCAACCAACCCTCTTGCATACCCTTCTTCTCAGGCTTGTCAGCACGCCAGAAATCGGTCCTAGCTCGCTTGTGTCCACCCTTCTTCAGGGCCTCAACAGCACCCTTCTCTTTCTTGAACTCAGCACTGCTCTTGTGCTGCTTGATCTTCGCAGAGTGGGCCTTACGCTTCTTCCAACCTTCTCGCTGGGCGGCTCCACCACGGCTGCCCTTCAAAGCGGCTTGACGCTTCTTGGGGCTGCTGGTGTTGTTAGCTTGTGCAACGTCAATGCCCTCTTCCATCTGCTTGACGTTAGAGGCCATCGTGTCGACGGCTGACTTCTTTGTGCGGCCGGTCCCAAGCTTCGGGGCGGCAGTCTCTAAGTAACGACGGAAGTGATCCTTAGCACGAGATTCATCGTCATTCAACAATGCCTCAACCATGCCCCGGACGATTTCCTTGCGGTACTTCGTCTCAGATTCGGTGTCAATGGCAACCTCTTCAATGTTGAAGAGCTTAACACGGCTGCCATCAAGTGTGTATTGTGCGTGAACGTAAGAGCCATCACTGGTCTCATAATATACGTTCTCTTTGTCATAGCAATGTAACTCTACGCTATCAAAGCCCAGAATGTCAGCGACCATCTTCTCTGCTTCTGCCAACTCATAGGCGGCGTTGGATACGGATCGCTCCTCAATCTTCATGAGGGCGTCACGACTTACTAGTTTTCGCTTCATATGCGGTTCTCCTGATTAGTGATTTGTTATTATCTTGGGTTGTTAATTTATCCCAGCAAATTAGCTGTAAGGATATGTAGACGAGATCAGTTATTTTTGTTAACTGTCTCCGTATATAAAGAAATCAGTGAAATAAGGAACATAACATGAGATACGCTCTACCCCATACCCGTCGCATTCAGTCCCATAAGGGAATCCTCGGCTTCGATACCTTTGTTGAAGAGATGGACCAACAACGCAACTCACAGGATGTTGGCCCAGACCCAATGCAACCAGGGACATTCCAAGTTGATCCTGATAAGGAAGACCCAAATGCTGACCTCGCTGCCGCTCTTGAAGAGATCATCGAGCTAGCAAAGAAAGCCTTGGAGATGAGAGAAAAGGGTCTGGGAGACGAGAACCCGAATCAGAAGCCGGGGAACGAGGAACAAGAGGGGGCTCCTATGAGCAACCTATCCCAAAGACCGAAGGCCGATTCCCCAGAAGGTATGTTTGGCGGCGATCAGTAGTGTTAACACAAAACAAAAAAAAGCCTTGGCATTGCCAAGGCTTTTTTTTGTGCGTACAGATATCTATTATATGACCACCATCAACGCTTTGACACTGGCTAAGATTTCCAACATTGCATACGATCAAAGTGCTAATATCAAAGCAAGCTGTTCTAGCTACGGCTTTCACACCTTTTACTTCATGGGGAAAGAGAGCCCTGCTCCTGCCGGGTTCATAGCCGAAACGGATACAGATGTAGTGGTTTGTTTCAGAGGGACGGATTGCCCATGCGATCTACTTACTGATTTGAATGCCACTATGAGTCCCAATCGGCTCGGCGGCAAGGTTCATGATGGTTTTTCGGATGCTTTACACCAATTTTGGCCCACATTAAAAATCGCAGTCTTACAAAGAAGAAAACCCTTATGGTTTTGTGGGCATAGTCTTGGTGGGGCTTTAGCCACAATAGCTACGGCCGACTGTCTTGCACACAACCATCCGATAGCCGGGCTCTGCACATTTGGCTCGCCGAGATGCGGTAATGCCGCTTTCGCCAATGCTTTCAAAACTAAGTGTGGAAACGTTTCACGCTATGTTTATGAGCATGATTTTATCCCTTGTATGCCCCCAGCTATATTTGGCTGGAGGCATGTCAGTAAGGCGATAGCCTTGGGAGACCAATCGTGGGGCTTGTGGTCTTTCACCGATCACGAAGTAGCAAACTACATCCAGGCGTTAGAGGCTTAGCCCCCAATCTCTCCCACGTCGGTTTCTTCCTCGTCCATATACTTACTACCAGTGATCGTTAGGTCATACTTCTTAATGTCATCATCTGATGGTTTCGGAAGTTTGGTAGCGGTTCCCTTTGGTGATGGGGCTGGTTTCGGACCCTGTCCACCGTCTGGTGCGCCTTGATCTGGTGGCGGCTCTTCGCCCGGACCACCCGGACCCGGTGGAGGACCACCTTGACCTTCTGGGCCACCCGGAGGTGCGCCTTCTGGGGGCTGTTCGCTACCCGGCGTACTTGCCGATTGCTGCTCTGCTCCTGGTGGCGACAACATGGGGTTCGGACCTCCCTCACCTGTACCAATTTGTTGGCCCTGGTCCGCTGGCATAGGAACAAGACCAAGAGACTCTGGATTCGCTCCGATGATCTGCATCTTCAAGTCCTCCATGTTCTGGGCTCGGTTCCTTTGTATCATGTCCTTAGCCTCTTGTTCATCAAGGTTAAAGGCCGTGGCAAGTATCTTCATGTAAATGTCATAATCTGACATCAACTTTGAGCCCTTCATAGCAGCCGCACGGTTGAAAAGAACTTCCGTTACCTCGTTACGGTTAATTTGACGCCAATCAGATGGCGGTGTCATCTTGATTTCAAGGTCGGCAAATGCCTCTTGCGGATACCCTCGTAGCTTCAAGTGCCGCAAAACTACATCCTGAACAGCCCGAGCAAACGGTTTTTGCAGACGTTCGATGAGCCTTGCGAAGCGAACGTCTTGCTGCGATAGCGTTAGCTTCGTAGCTTGTGCGTCTTCGTTAGTTAAGTAGTTCTTGGGGAACTGTAAGGCTGTGAATAATCTCTGGCGGAAGTAAAGCGCATCATCAATCTCACCCAAGTTCTCGGCCCCAGGCAACGTATCAATACGAGTCTGGCTATTTGGCCGCATAGCGATAAAGAAGTCTTCGTCTGGCGGGATCGGGTTCCAACGTTCTTCGACTCCCGAAGCCCCTGGCTTGGAGCCACCCGGTCCATTGCTGAACACCTTCTTCTTACGGAACTGGTCTTTCAATCGGTCTAGCATTGCCTCTGCTCTATTAGGGGCAATTTGACCAACATCGATATAAAAGACTCTTCGTTCGGGGGCTCGTGTTAATCTATAGACTAACATGGCATCTTCCATAAGACGGAGTTGGTTAGCCGGACCCTTCGCAGCCTCAATCATTGATATGCCATACGGATAGAAGGTCTTACGATCATCTCCAATCTTAGCATGAACCACCTGTTCCGGGTGGAACCGCAAGGCTGTGGCTTGCATCAATTCTGATTCGGAGGCCCTTGTAATTTCAACTCTGGATAGAGATTGATAGTCTGGGCCTTCTTGACTCTGCTGGAACTCTACAAGACGACCTTTAACTGTCTCAATGCGATACATGCTGTCGGCGGGCAGCACTTGGAGCTTCAATACACCACGTTTCGGGTTCTGTGGGTCTATAATGATCTCAAAGAACTGGTCGCCATATTTGCATAGATTTCGTTCAATGCCCCAAGCCCTATCATCCATCCCAAGTAGCCTATGAACCAGGAAGTCAGACTCCTCTTTCACCTCTTCGTTAGAGCATGAGACTTGGAAAACATAACCTTTGTCATTCGTCTGGCAGTTATGAACTATCGTGCAGTCGGTTGCGAAATTCTCATGGCCCTCAACCGAGAGGTCATATACATCAACTTCCTTATGTTTCTTCACACGAACAACAGTACGTTCCTTGGCGAAGTTAGCATTAAGGTCTAACATCTCCCTGTAACTGAAACCCTCTCGTCTTAACGCTCCTTCAATACTCCTCCACCACATATCAGCGGCTTCGATTAACTGAGTCTTATGAAGTCCCCGAGCCATGTGTCTTGAAATCTTGTTGAGTTTCTGATATTTGTCAATCCGCTTAGCGGACTTCCACTCGTCAAGTAACTGCCGTTCGTGCATCCAGCCATCCCTGTAGGTGAAGATGCGGGGGAACTGCTTTGTCTTCATTTTGGTGACTTCGGGATTAGCTGGGAGGCGGTAAAATGCTTTGAGTGGCATGCCTTGTTGCAAATCACCGGCACATACCCATTGGTTATCAAGCGTCAAGAACCTATGATCTGGTGTGCAAACATGGCTCTTGCCATTATCAAAAGACACCTCTACGGTTTCGGCCTTCTTTACCAATCTTGGGTCATAGGCCCATCCGAGACTGAAATCGTTTTTCTCAAAGTCCCAACAATAAACTAAGAACTGTTCGCCTTCCTTGCAAGTCTCCGCCTTCTCTTGGATGGAGATAAATCCGAACGGCGTAGCGATCTTGGTTTCGCCTGCAAGACAAGATTCGTCAGCAAATGTATTCAGGGCCGTATATATCTCCGGGACCACTTCCAGACGGTCATATTCCTTGTATCGTGCCTTACGATTGGTGACTGTTGATAGGTCAATGTAATCCTGACTATCTGCGATCTGGATTAGCGTCGGAGATTGGGGACCACCCCAACTGGCGTTCTGAAGGTTCCATTTGGCATCTGGCGACCCGATACCAACGCCCTCAATGTTGTCGTCATCATGGGCGGTTTCGTACGGACCTAGTTTGGTGGCGTAGTAGAACAGTTTATAAATGTCGGAAAAAAATGGGACTGCCATCGGCCAACTTCCTTAATATCGTCTAGCTTAATTTAGTATTTGTATGTAGCTTTAGCTTTACTATTATGTTAACAGGAGAAGATACAATGCATCAAGACTTTCTATTGGTTGCAACTCATTACGGAGCTAACCTCAATCCGTTTATTCGTGGTTTGGTTGCCAACAGTGAAATTTCCCTTAACTTAAGTCCCTTAGTTTACACAAACTCAATGGACCTACACAGCCTAATAACAGCCTGTAATCAATTGAAGAAATCTCGTGTTGTCAGTGACTTCGTCCTGCATAACCATTCAATCCAATGCACCGACCTTTCAAACATCTGTTTCTTCTTGTACTATCTCCACGAACCAAGGGATTCAATGACGAGGCTTATCCAAGAGTATGGCTACCCGCCACAGAAGGCCCTAGACCACTATGCTTTCAGGCTTCAACGATTAGCAGCAATGGCAAAGAACACCCCTAAAAGCTTCCTTTTAACATATGACACATTGGATGATCTCCACTCCAAAGCTTTGTCTAAATCTTTGCATCTGAAGAACCCTATTTACTTCTCCATCGAAGCAGATGATAAATGCGTTCCCGCCCAAGGAGCAATCGCAGATAAGGCAGAGCGAATATATCAGAAGTACTTAACTCAAATGATGAAATCAAGAGAACAATTCAGCGAAGTAGGCTCTCGTCTATAACCCTGGTTCTTTCTTCCTTTCTAGCTGGACCTCTGCTGACTTCTTAGCGTTTTCAACAATCTGGTCCCACCATTTTTTTTGATTCTCCATTGCAATCGCCTTATACTCGTCGATCTTGCTTTGTCGCTTATTTCGTCTTTGGCTGACATCCGAAAGGCTATTCAATGCCCGACGTAGATGCTGGGTTGTTTCCTGCATCGCAAAGTCATGCCAGCACAAATGAATGGCTTTCTGGATCGCTTGCTCAACTTCAATATGATTACGTTTCATGTTACCATCCAAATTCTCTAAGTAGCTTATGGTGCGGCCGATCATACGGAAGGATCACCCCTGGGAGTATGTCTTCAAGGTTTGATGACAAGTCCTCCTCGTCATCCCCCATCGCAAGCCAATCTCTCGGCCCGGAGTTCTCGATCTCTCGTTTGATCTTCTCATATTTATAGCTGGAAGTGGAATCTGCCATGTTCTCCGGCAAATCAAATCCGGCGGGGACATCTCTTAGGTAACGATCACGCACGTAAAGGGCAACTGCCAATGACATAATGAGATCGTCATGGTGTCCTCGTTCCGCCTCAAACCGCTTCTTGTCAGCATGCAGACGGAAGGTTTCTAGTTCTCGGAGTAGTCTGCAACTGTTAATACGGGCCAAGTTGTTCTCTAAGTAGTTTTGCATTGCTTCTAACACGACGGCCCGGCTGGATTTATTCATCGACACCCCAGCCTTTTCCGACGCCCCACTACGATGGTAATAGATGTTCTCGTAATACAAGTTGTGTTCTAACTTGTCCAAGATCGCCAAACCAGGGCCACCGCTCTCAACGGTCACCAAAGCAGTGTTGTAATACACCCCAATACTGGACACGACCATAGCGAACTCATTTGGCGGCACCTTATTGCTGCAAAACTCGGCGACCTGATCCATACTCGCCATGTCAAAGACTTGAATTGCACTATTGTCGTTGTTCTCCCCTCGACCTTCGGCCACATCCACACCCATGATGTATTGATGACCTTCTTGCGGCTCCTGCCAAATCCACAACGCTCCCTTATCCCACTTATGCAACAGTGGGTCGTCGCTTTTTGCGTGCAACTCAAAAGCTCTTTCTGACGTATCCCATTCTGGGAACAACCTCTTGAGGACTCTACGATGTTCGGTATCTCGCTCGATCCTTGTAAGGGCCTCGGGGGTGATGTAGGTTTCGCCTGATCCTAAGAACGACCCTAAAACTTCCTGTGCGAATAGTCTTGGCCCTAGGTTAGACTTGGCTTCCTCGGCCCAGCCTGGGGCCTGATACTTCGGATGCTCAGTATAATGAATATCAATGACGTTGAACTTGTTCCGATCTTCCTTAGCATCAACCCACATCTTATGGTACCAATTACCAATACCATTCACCGTAGAAACTATGATGACGTTACCACCAGTTGCGACGGTAGGATACATGTCGGCCCAAATCTCTTCCATATTGGGAATGAACGCTGCCTCGTCAATGATAACGAGGTTCAAAGCCTGACCACGGGCACGAGATGGGCCACCGAACTCTAATTCGCTACGAGTGTCAAGGAAGGTCATGATGTGCTTGCTGTCAGCCGCCATAGTTGGATTCAGCCAGGGGTGGTCCATTTTCAGCACGTCAAGGATTCGTTTGGCTGTCTTTCCAGCTTTAACAGCCTCTACGTCTGTTTTTGAGATTACAAGAATCTGCTTGTTCTCCCGAAACATGCACTGCCATACAGCCCAGGCGCAAGCTAAGGTAGTGAGCCCGGCCTGCCGGAACTTTCGCAAAATGTTGAATCTATGCGACTCAAACTCGTGCAATACCCGCTTTTGGAATGGGTACATGTTGAATTTGATAGCCCCCTCTTCAATGCTCCGAATCTCAAAGTATTTGCTGGAACAATACTCGAAACTCCTCGCACACCTCAAAAATTCGTCTTGTTGCCAAGCTTCAGTAAATGCCATTCGTCCTCCACTTGCCATAAATTAGTAAGACTATCGCATTTTTCCGGTTTTTCATAATTATGGAAAAATGTTAAAGAAGGGAGGGTCCATTTGCCGTTAAGATAACCATACGGTTACGATAACTTTCACCAACAAGAGAAAGCCGATGCCAACATCAGTAGCACAGGTAGTTGAGGCTCTCCACGAAGACTTGGGGAACGCCAGAGGATTGATGCACTTCTATTTGAATAGCTGTGTGTATGTCCAAGGGCCGTCCCGAGCTTCGTTGCGGGCCACTTTGTACGCAATGGCTGGATCGGAGATGCAATGCGTCCTCGATACTAGCGACCTAGTCTTGGGACTCGGAGGAGCCCCAAGTGCCAAAACCGTCAATATTGGCGGAGAATTAAGCTCCCCAAAGACCGTTCTTAGCACGGCTCTCGCCACCGAAGAAAAGGTACTCGCCGATTGCGCCAGCCATCGAAAAATGGCCCAAGAATTGGGCGGCGTTAAGGGAGCGAGAGTAGAAGCCTTCTTGACCCACGAAGTAGCCCGCAGGGGAGCCGTTGTCGACTTCCTCCGGCAGGCCGTTGTGGGTGCTTGAAAGTAGGAAAAATCTCATGCCGACTGAAAATGAGCTAAAGTTTGTTTTGCGATTAGACGATAAGGTAGAAGTAGAAGCCAAGAAACTGGCAAACTCCTGCCAAATCATCGAACAAGGATATTTGCGACGGAAAGGCAAATTCTGCGTCCGAGTAAGGCGTGAGGAAACAGATGGATCGACTGACTTGAAGCATTACCTTCAAGTTAAGCTCATGATGAAGCATAGTGTTGATTTCCAGGAATATTTAATGTCTGGGTCCGTGGAACACACGGGGTCAGCCCGACAAATCGAAGTCGGAACGGAGATTGATGAAAGGGATTTTTTAGATTTCTGGAAAAAGACTAAAGGTAGGATTCGGAAAAGCCGATACTACTATCAGACGGACACGACAGACCGATTTATGGATAAACACGGTCAAGCATGGAAGGAAACATGGGAGCTTGATTTTTTCAAGAAGCCGGACCACAACAACTATTTCGTCCTGGCAGAAATAGAGCTTCCAGAAGGTGTGACGGAACCGCTTTTTGCCGTCCCTGAATTGGTTAGGGACAACACCGTTTTTCAAGTCCCACAGGGGGACTCACGGTTTTCCAACACGAGGTTGGGCGATAGGAAATACGCTAATCGCCTATACCAGTCACTTTTCTCAGATGAGAGTGAAGTATGAACATTACAGCAGTTGATTACCCGATTCTTAGGAACAGGCCCGTTGCTCGCTTCCGTTACAAGGGAAGCCACAGCAAGGCCATTCGTCGAGAGGTGTTCATCACCGATCTACGGAAGGACGTGGTCACGGGCTACGAAGTCCGTGAGGGCAATAACACCTGTGATCTGGGCGATGCCCCGATCAAGTCCTTCGCCCGTGATAAGATCATGGGCTTCGAGCGACTTTCGCTGAAGTCCGCCGGTGTTAGCACCGACGACTGACGCATAGCGAGATAACACCGACCCGCTCCAAAATTTTGGAGCGGGTCGGTCGCTCGCTCCGTAAAAACTTTCCTAGGTTGACTATCATACATTAAGAGCATTTTAGATGTAACTTGGAGCTAATAATGGATACCCAAAGCTATCTCAACGAATTTAACCCACAGCCTGCCAAGCCGGGTGCAGTCACCAATGCGAAAGTGCTAACTGATGGCCGCAGGGTAAAAGAACATATCACAAACGTCGGCAACGATGACGGCTCACGAGAAGTCACACACGAGTTGCTTGAAGAGGTAATTCCGATGCGTGTGGCCGAAAGAATCCGCCGCAAGTTTATGGAAATTCCCATCGAGGAATGCCACGAGCGCATCGCAGAAGACGGTTCAGTACAGACCGATATTCGCAAACTTGAAAACACATCATTAGAGGTTCCCAAACCTCTTGATAAGCTAGATGAGCTTACCAATGAAGTTCGGGCTTTACGACAAGCTATTGGTGGGGTAAGTGCGCCATGCGAGCAGCCAGTTGAGGAAGAACAGGCCCCCGAACCTCCGTCTGGGTCAACGTTCCTAGAACGAGCTTCGGTTCTTTGGGGTCGCCGTCAAAGCGGCGGACAGACTTCAACCAAGACTCCAGGCAAGTCGGCTCCTACCAAGAAGCTTACCCCAAACCTTGACGAGTTTGAAGACGATGAGGGAGTCCTTTGGGCTCGTAAAAGTCCAGCACTTCCGAAGAATAACCCAGCCGCTAAGGGTAAGAAGATCGCCCCAGACCTTGACGAGTTTGAAGACGATGAGGGAGTCCTTTGGGCTCGCCGAACACCAACGGCCGGGAAGACTGCTCCAGCCGCTAAGGGTAAGAAACTGGCCCCAGATGTACCAGATGTACCAGATGTGGTGATTCAACACGATCCGTCAAAGGTTGAATCCGCCTTAACAACGGTTGCTTGGATGGCCTGTGCTGTCGCCGCTGGGCTGGCAACATACTCGTTGCTCTAAGTTGTTCTTATCTTTGGGTTCTAAAAAGCACCTCGCCATTGGCGAGGTGCTTTTTGTTTAACGGCCAACCGGCAGCACCTTGACGGACTTCTGGAATCGATCTGGGTCTTTACCAGGATGCTCGGCCCGCAGGTATTTGTTTGCCAACTCCGTAGCCTGGGTCTGCAATTTCTGGTACCAGTCATCATCCTGGCAACTGGACACAAGTTGGCCCAATGGGACATTTTGGGGGCCGAACCCAACGTCGACGAGCATGTGGGCGTTGAAGTAGCAGTTGGGGACTTCTTGTTCCACCGCCACCTCTTCCTGTTCGGTCGACTCAAACGACCAGTCAATGAACCTCACGACGAAGCCTATGGCCTCGCCCTCGTCGAGGAACCCTTTGACTTTGCTAGTTCCTTCGACATGCACCCGGTTATCCAGGGTCGTAAGAACTTTATGGACCACGATCTTCAGTCCATTGGTCTGCATCTCTGCGGGCGCAGGAAAAATAGAAATCCCACGCTGGACGAGGGCCTTGTAAAACGCTGCTTGTTCTTCGGTTTTCATGGTTTTACTCGTAAAAGATCAAACTCCCCAATGCTTCTTAACGAAGTCAAGGGCACGATCCATTAGCTTCTTCTTCCTTAATTTCTCAATTTCCCGATCCTTCTGGTCCTGTACCTTAGCACGTTTCTCTGCCGAACGGTATAGCGATTCTACCCAATTTTCCCACTCTGCGGAGGGGATATACATTTCTAGTTTTCCCTGACTTTCTTGATATACGTCCTTCCCCTGGTGGGACGCTTTCATGAATCCGGCGGCATCTTCGAGGTAGATTTGCAAATTGATACCACTTGACAGGCCGTCGAAGTAGTATCCGAGGACCGCACTCTCGCCGATGTCCGCATCGGTTGGGATTTCCTCTTCTTCTGTGGGGTCTTCGCCCCATGCGTCTATTAACTCGTGGCTGCTGTAGCCCATCATAGCCGTAGGTGTATCAACGGATCGGCTCCCCAGCACCTTATCCCGGATTGCGAAACCAAGCATAGTGGCTACCAATCTTAGCTTTTCAGATAGCTTCTTCTTGATAGCTTCAGCTTGCCTTTCCTCAATGAGCCGTTCGATATTCTCTTGCAAATTCATGTTATTATATAGCGAGGCACGCTCAATTAAGAGACTATGCCAGCTATCGTACGCCAACAGTATCTCGACCCCCAGGATGGCGAGTATCGCACCAGGGAGATTATCTTAGATGTTGAAATCGTCCGCCCAGACGAAGCCTCTGATTCTAGTTCAACCCTTCAATTACGGGCTGATCCTGTCATTGCGCACCATCAAAGTCACTTGCCGAACTTCGCACCCATAGCCATCAGTCCGCTTGAGGCTTTGGGGGTATTGTTAGATGGGAAACGGACATCAAACCCGCCCCGATGTTGGAGAACTAGATTATCCGAGCCATCAAGCAACTTAACCTTCGTTGTTGATGGCGTGAAGTTATTGCATCTGTCGGTTGGCGATCCTGTAGTGGTTTTAGAAAGCCTAGACAATCATAGCAAGAGAATGTTTGGGATCGTAAAGGAAATTGACGGAGACGCCATCACTTTATACGACAACGATCAAAAACAGCAATCGTTCTATAAGGGAGCCCTTGTACAAAACTTGGCGAATAGATGGGTGCCTGACTATCAAATTGAAGGGGCAAAAACGCAGTTAAAGCGACCGACATTGCCTACTTTCAGAGCGAAGCGTACCAATCAAGCTGTTGAAGTGATGTTCTCTGTGCCACTCGTGCGTGGGGTCACAAAGTTCTATGACGTTTATGTTCGTAACCATTCATTTGATAAGATTGAACCCCATTGGATTCCAGACTTGGTTGATATTCCCTTGGAAACAGACCGGGTGACCATTGAGACCTATAACGGCGGACCAGAAGCTGGTGGGGGAACCTTTGCGGATAAACAACCAAACAAACTAGTTTGTGTCGTAATCGCCAAAGCTGGTTCCGGGTTTGTGGATGTAAATGAGTCTGGGTGTGTGCCACAAACGCTTTAATGCACCAACACCATAATCTCTTCGTTGTATCTTGTTAGGCAATAGGTATAGTCTTCCACTGATACCTCACTGCTCTTCTTGAAACTACGTGGAACGAACCAATTCAAGGCCCTTCTCCACAAGGGGAGCGATCTCGTTAGTTTTGTTTCATTAAAGATACGTATAATCTGCTCGTGAACCTTTAAGGGCATATCATACCAAACCTTTGCCTCCATCGCAAAGGTTGAGTACCTCCGCATCATAATGATCGGCAAGATCACTCTTACGTTCGGCGGGGTCTGGGGATTTTCAGCAATAGCATATATCCTCGGCCAAGAAGCTTTGTCCTCGCCGAAGTCTAGTTTGAAGCGAAAATCATTCGGTGAATTTCGCTGAATCTCTGGGAAATCAAAGATAACTGTTTGGTTTCCGATACCCCACAGTTTGTATGCTTCTCGTCTTAGCTCTGTGATATTTGTCATGATGGTCCACTATATTAGAGAGAGTATGTGGTACAAAAGAAAGGTTGCAAAAACATGGAATTAACTAATCAGGAGTCAGTCAAAAAGAGTTTTGTAGGAGAGATGAAGTTCTTACTTAAAGACCCAACCACCCCAGATTTATTTGCGTTGTTAGACAGCCGACCAGAATTACCGACAGCCTATCCTTCATTCATGGTAAGTGGTTATTGCGGCCCACGAACAGACGTTGGATCATCTCCTTGGCGTGCAGCCCAAGCTTTGTACACGGTAGCTAGCGGCTTGTGTGCTATGGAGCCAGCGTTACAGGAGCCGTTATCACGTTGGCCGAGAACAGACACCCTTGTGGTTCTCCCAGAGGCCGGAGAAGACTTTAATGCTTACTATGACGGACAAGCTTTGCGGTTCTTCTTTGGAAAAGACCCTGTAACACAACAAGTGGTTTATGCCGCCGACGCAACCGATGTTGTTGCGCACGAATTCGGACATGGTTTGTTAGATGCTTTAAGACCTGACCTTTGGAGTACCCAAGCATTAGAAGTGTGGGCTTTTCATGAGGCATTCGGCGACCTAACGGCTATCTTTACGATCATGACTTACGATGGCATTTTGCGACGGGCCTTGCAAGAAACTGGTGGGGATTTAATGAAATCCAATATCATTTCCAAACTGGCGGCCCAATTAGGGAATGCTATTTATCATGTCGTTGGGGGTCGTGATGGTTATCAACCAGACTCTCTACGACAAGCTAACAATAGCTTTGTATATCAAACACCAGAAACTCTACCACAGTATGCCCCTGATAACCAATTAGCGGCGGAATGTCATTCGTTTGGGAGAGTATTCGTAGGAGCTTATTATGAGATCATGAACCGCATCTTCGCAAAAGAGCGTGCCGCTGGCGGGGATGATGTGGCGATTTTGAAACGAGTTCGTGCAATTATGGCCGAGATGCTCGTGAGGAGCGTTATTCACGCCGCCGCAACCCCGAGATTCTACGATTCCGTTGCTCGTGCTATTTTGGCTTACGATCAG